AAGTTAATCCAATCTTCTAAAGTTCTATTAAAATACATATTTCCATAATTCCCAGTCTCGTGATGTACACCTACGTGATCGTGAATATACGCCTCAATAGCCTGAGCGTGAGCTTGTATGATATCCTGAGAGTTAGAAGGTATGCCTTTTGTCTTTGTCTTTATGTGGTTTGAAACTGCTCCTAGATGAGCGGGCCTATCCATAAGATAACCATCATAACCCCTTGCCTCAAAATATCTTGCAATTCCATATTTATTGTTCTCTATAAGTATTGGATAACCATAAAACTTAGCAGCCATAAGAATATCTTCATAGAATATTTTTGCTAATGGAGGTCTACTTGCATACTCAGCAACGAACATATTTGAAGGGTGTTGTATAGAAAATTTATTATAGATATGACAAGCTCCTTTTGAAGATCTGTAGTCAACAGTAGTATCTATATCATATGAGTCAACACCGCCACACCCTAACGTCTGATTAGGAGGGACAATCTTGTTGTTTTCTACTTTTCTTAGATTCCTCAGATCTGCTGGAGGTAACCAGCTTATTCTCCATCGACCATTAACATCGGGTTTAAATAGAACCTTTGTGTCTTGCTTGCCGTTCTCCCAAACGAAGTTACCTACGACAATTGGATTTGGATACAGATCATCGTTATACTGAGTCTGCTCATAAATCTTTTGTATGTTAAACAAGCTACTCTTTGTAGAATCTCTAAACGCCTCCTCTTCAGTAAAAGGAAACTGTCTGATTATTTCGTTAAGTTCATAGCTGTTGTGTTGTTGACCCTTGCGTTCATTTTTTAAAAAAGTCTTAGCACCTATTTCCGTAGGAGTTCCGTCTTCGGTAAGAACCATAGACTCTGGGTCATCGATTATAGGATTGCCGTACTGATCAAAGAATCCTTCTAGTGCCTCATAGGCAGGAATGAATATTGAGTAAAGACCACTCTTTGTTCTTCCGTTTTCGTTTCTATCTAAAGGATCTGAATCTTTATATAAGTCTCTGTATTCACGACCCCCTTTGTCTAACGGATTTACTGTAGATCCTACTAACGATTTACCTATAACTCTTCTACCTACCAAAAGACAAGTTCTGTGTATTCTCCACACCTCTCGTATATCAATCCCTTTCTCAAACTTACCCGCCTCATCTAAGAATAAAAGGTGAGTCTTTGATCCGTCATATGCATTACTAACAGTATTCTTCCAATTTATTATTGTATCTAAAGCTTCGCCCTTTTGAACACTCTTGTTCTTTTTTGTAATTCTCTTTGAAGGCTCTCTGAATGCTAACTCTTGACGAGGGTTTGTTGTACCATCAAGAATAGGCTGAAAGAAAAATGGATAAGACTTGTATATAGGGACTACTTTACTTGAGAACACTGCTGACTGAGCATCCGTTCCAGTTTTACTCATTATGCCTAACAGCTTTTCTTTTACCTGAGTAGCCTCATTTACCATTATGCTAGAACTCATATTTGTGTACCCGGATCTTCTACACTTAGTGTATATCTGACCCATACATCTTGGATCAGCCTCGCAAGCAGAGAAGTGAATAAACAGTCTTCTTTGAAATTCTAAATAACTAGGATATCCGATATCTATCTTACTCCATTGCAAAAACATATAGTGATGACCAGTAATGTATGTTGGAACACCATTATTGTAAAACCAAACACCTTCTCTTCGTCTTCTAAACTCTTGCTCTATGTATGGAGCATACTTTTGTTGGAATTCTTTAGGAGCTGAATACCAATCTTCCATAGAAGTTACAGTATTTAAATCTTTAGGCATATCATACCTTCTCCAATGCTGATCTTTTTTTGGGAGGTCGTGAAATAGTATGTCTTTCTTTTTAGGCTTCTTTGGTAATTGTATGTTTAAACAAGCAATTTCTTCTATGTCTCCTTCCGTATCATTAAAACATACATTAATAATCGCTTGATCGTCTATAATTTTAAGACCCGCCATTATTTTTTAACGAATTTTTCTGCAAAACCTCCTCGATAATCTATCTCTTTAGATATTTCACCATTATCTCCTAATGATGACACTAATTCCTCTAACTTTTGACGCTCTATAATTAACTCCTTGCAAGCCAATGCAGTATCCTTAATGGCTTGAAGTTCTGCTTTACGTGCAGACCCCGTAAGGTCTTGATCTACAGGCTTTTGTATTTCTGAAGTCATATTCTTAATTGCTGACTCCATAGCTTTAATTAAATCTACTGATGCTTTAGCTGTTGTAAATTTTACTTTTCTACTATTGTTAGATTTTGAATTAGCACTCTCCATAGTTTTTTATCATCAATTTGCATTTCATAGTCGGAGTCCTTCGTAAACCAAACGACATCTCCAATTTTCAACCCTAGCTCTTTTATCTTATCACTAGCATACATAATCTTTCCTTTATAGTTTACCTCTTCTTCAAAAGATACAAGTTCAAGGATATCACTTTTTAGTTTAGGCTCTGGCTTTATCGGATCTAAAAATACCCAATCATCTAAAGCTATAATCTCATCCGTGTCTTTTTTCTTCACAATATAAGATTGTGTGGCGTGACCACCGTCTGGACTGTAGTTAACCTGATACAAGTCATTATTCTCATCAAGAACTTGAGGTGTTATCACAACGTGATGATGAAAGTAAAGTGTGTCTCCAATAGCTACTTGCGTTTTGTACTTTTCCGGGATGCCAACAACTTCACCTTCCATAACCCTATGCTCAAACTCGTTGAACTTAGTTTCGATATATATCTCAACGTCTCCTATCTTTTTAGTCTCGTTCACTTTCTTGGGAACGTAAACAACAAAATTACTTAGTGGTCTCATCAGAAGTTACAATCAAATTCAAGTAATACGGGTGCGTTTTCTACAGCCTTCCATAAGGCTAAGTCTCCATTCTGATCTTTGATATAAATGACGTATCGTCTTTCTTTATATCTGTCTAAATGTTTTCTGTCTAATAAGATGGCGTTTACTTCACCAGCTCCAGCTTTCTGACCTACATAGTAAGCCATCGCTTTAAGTGGGTCGTTGCCCACGATAATTTTACGAATGATTTCCATTTCAATTTAAATTTAAGCATCTCCACCTTCTCTGTTTAGCCAGTAGTCTATATTACTAAAGTCATCATCGCCTTTATCATATGATCCTGCTATATGAGACATCAAAGAAGCTAATTCACTTTCATTATCGACAAAGATACTAGAAATAGCATTTACCTTATAGCGTAGTGGAGAAATGTCTTCCTCTATAAGGCCAACGCACATTACAGACATAAAGTCTTTCTTTAGACCGTAATCTTCAGCTAGGTCTTCTATATCCTCAAACTTCTCTCTAACCTTTATAAAAAATTCAAGCTTGTTTTCTTCTTCTTTATTCATTATTTGAGATCAACTTAACACTAGATCTAAAATACATAGTTTCTCCCACTCCATTGCTTGCCCTCACATCTATGCTTGAATTGTCAGAGCTAATGGCTGCTGAAAGAATAAAGTCTCCAGTTGTTGTATCGCCAAGTTGTACAGCTACAGAGTCTGAAAATATAGGTGCAGTTGCTGTGTTCTGTGAATTCCAAATAACAGAAAAAGTACCCATTCTCTTTCTTGTTTCATTTCCAACATTAACAACATAGTCAACCATCATTCCTTTGAATGTTGTTATTGGTATGCTAAACATAATAGAATTAGTAGCTCCATTTGCAACGTTTTCACCTTCTGATCTTCTGTAAGTAGAAGTTTTTCCGTCACTTCCTTCTCTTATAACAAAATCAGTTCCTGCATAAAAAAGAATAGATGTGCTAAAAGTAAATATAGAAGAACCACTAAGAGATCCTGAATTATTAAACTGTATTTGAGTGTTGCTACCACCAGCAGCTGCTGTAACTCCTGTAGTTACATAATCTTTTAAGTCTTGAATGGTTATGTACTTGTGAGCTGTTGCACTTGCGTCATATATAAAGAAGCTATCCTCTATAGCTACATCAGACTCTGTTAGTTGAAGTAGTGTTGTTGGAGCGTTTAGGGATATAACATTGCTTCCTGATACAGCAATGGGAGCTGTTCCAGTGTTGGATTCTCCAGTAGAGAACGCACCACTATTTAAAGTTCTTTTTACAACATTATTATTTGAATCTAAAAGCAGAGA